CAAGGTGAGGGCCAGTCTGGCACGACGCCCTGTGACCCCCGGTGCATTTTTATGGCGCTCAGCGAACTCGTGGGTTGATTCGCCTGCCCGATGTGCCGCCTGTCTCAAAGCTCCTTTATGTTGGATGGCCCCACTAATCCAGCCACCACTCGCATAACCCCGAACGGGTTGCTCACTTACCCCCCTTTTCCGGGATTCCATGTTCGCATTCCGGCCCCTGCACTGGAGAATGGCGACTTATCCGATCCACCACCAGTGCGGCCCCCGCGCGCTCGCTTGTCCATGCGACCAGCAGCAACGGCACCGCCGTCTACCTTGCCACCGCCTGCGCGGCCACCACGCTTGCGTTCCCTGGCCTCCGAAACAACCTTCGGATTGCCATAAGAAACTGGGGTGGAACCAACTCCGCCCTTTTGAACCTTATGCCTGTTAGCCATCTATGGCGCTCCTAGTTAAGAACTGTACTGCGTCAGGCCGAATAGCGGCGAGACGTTGGTTGAGGTAACGGCCGCCAGCGCAGAGGCCGAAGGCGTCACCTTAATCTGGATGCGGTACGAGTTGGCCGAAGCCACGCTGGAAACAAAGGTGCCGCGAACATCGGGCGTAGTCGAAGTCGCCGTCAGCGTGGAACCCAGCCGGGCATTCGTCGTAGAGATCAGCGAGATAATCGCATTACTCACGCCAGCCGCAGACGAAACGCTGATCGCCACATTCTGCCCAAAGTACGGGACATACAGCGGGAACCCGTAAATATCAGCAGTGCCAACACCAACGATGCCGCTACTCGACGGAGTAGAAGATGTATAGACTGCATCAATATATCGGAAAGTCTGGAGCGTGGTGCCGCCATAAGACGACTCATAGGAACCATTCGAACTCATCGACACAGCGGCAGAAACCTTATAGCCATACTGATCGCGGCCATGGATAGTCCACGGACTGTCCGTATAACTGGATAGTTCCACGGAAACCGCGCGAGCCACGAACGTCGGGCTCCAAGTATTAACCACAGACGACACACCGAATGCGTCAGTGCGCACATCGGTAGACGAACCAAGAGTCAGAACGCTGGTAAGGGTAGCACCACTTTCCGGCGCTACAAAAGTAGTGGCTACCGTACCTCTACCAGTAGAGGCCGCCTGGAGTGTCAGAGACGTACTGGCAAGGCTGGAACTGGCCGTAATCGCCGCTACAATAGCAATGGAGGACTTGGCCGTAGGAACAACATCAATCAGGCCGACACCACCATAAAGGCCATATACCGGCTGAGTTACAACGGCCCCATTGGCATAGTTAAATGCCGCGCGAGGATCCAAAAGCCCCGCGCCCAAGTCACTAAGGGACGGCCCGCGCTGATCATTATAATCAGCAGAGTTTCCAGTAATGCCGTCCGTGGAGCCGTAAGTCGTAACTCCAAAATTAATAGCGGGGCCGCTTCTTGCCGTGATAGCCATTCGTCAACCTTCCTTTGGTTGTCACAAATTTAGCCAGTATTGGCAAACTCGCCATGAAGTTCTTGCACCTTAGCAAGATATGCCTGATGCGCCTCTTCAATCGTAGAATATCTACCAAGACGAAGCCGCTTGCCGTTCATTGCCATGCGAACAGTATAGCAGTTTCTGTCCGCATCCCAATATACGCATTTGTATCCAGTGGTATTATTTTTGTACTTTTTACTGTTTCTCTTATTCTGAGACTGGGTAGCCTCACGCAGATTATCCCAGCTATCATCGCCGGGATTGACATTCTTATGATCAATCTGATGCTCGGGCCACTCGCCAGTCATGTAGAGATATGCGAGTCTGGAAGCGCGGTAAGACCGCCCATCAATGGAGATATAGCGGTATCCCTCCTTATTCAAACCGCCAGCGTGGCGGCGAAGGAACTCGCCAGTATCAGCATTGTATTCCAGATCTTGCATCAGCCTCTCTCGCGTAAGTCTCTGCATTTTGATTCTCCAGGGTTAGCCATCTTCATAGCAACCCCGGGGAACAAGTCAACCATAGAAATCATGAGGTGGGAAAAGTGCCCCAGCAGGCTCTCCAATCGTAGTACGTTGGAATATAACGCTGGTATCCTTTTACCAGCAGATTATCTGTGGTAAACTCCACACTCATGTCCGTCTCGAAAGTCTTACGATTGAAGAACATGAGACCTTCGTGATTGGTGAGCACGAACCACGCATATGCCGAAGTAAGATAGTCCCACACCATAAAGCCTTCCTTCAGGCTTTCATTCATGTGCAGAACCGCATTCACGTCGTTATCCGAAGTGCCCGGCCGCAACTCAGAGCGGAACAGGCGGATAGCAACCGGCTCAAGCTGGTAAGGTACAATCAGCTTGCGGCCACGTGCATGGATCTTGAGACCCGCGTTATCCTTCCACGTACCACGAATAGTCGTGGTAGCATTCAGAAGCGAAGTCTCATTCAGATCAACTTCAGGCGAAGGCTCATTGCCAATCGTCGCCTGATCAATCGGATGCGCTGTACTAAACAATGCCACACCATCACCACCCACATTCGCATTGTAGGTAGTACCAGTGTTGAACACATTGGCCGCGTAAATCTCCTCAGTCTCCTTGAATGACTCCATAAGGCCGTCATTCGAAGGGCCGAACTCAGACTTGTAAAGATTGTCGTCAATGGCCTTGCGAGTAATCGCGTAGCCAAGCCCAATCTCAAAGTGCTCAGCATTGTAGGTGTATCGCTGGCCAGCCGCATTGTCGAAGCTAGTCGGAGCACCCTCCTGCTTCAACTGAGCAAAGCCAAGGTAGCGCATCGAAGTTCTGCGCTCCAAAGCCATGTTCGAGTCAGTCTGCCGGTAGATCGAGGGCCACTGGCGCTCGATCATAGGATATTTGCCTGACACGCCCCAAAGGCCGGGCAAAAGCAAATCGCGAATCTGACTTAAGGCTACGGGCATTTAAGTTTCCCCTATTAGGTGCTCTGGCCAGTTACAAAGAGCGTGTTACGGAAGTTGCCGTTGGGCTGCACAATCAGATAACCGCCGCCCTCAGTCGTGGACGTACCATTCACGCCCGGAGGCCCAAAGGCGGAATAGGTATTCACAATGCGCCACTGATAGGACGACGTAGCACCCGCAGCGCTGGACAACACATAAGCCCCAGACTGCCCATTCGTGGTATTGCCAGTACCTGCCGCCCAGCTAACGTTCTGGCCGATCAAAGTAGAGCCCACAACCGAAGTCGTGCTGGCCTGCACCAGGAACGTCATTTCAGGATCGGTAATGACATACGCATTGCAAGGGCTGGACGAACCAACCGAGGCCGGGAAGTACGGTGACCACACTACGCGCTGGACGTTGGAATTGTAGTATTCACAGCCCGCGAAGACGCCAAGGTTCTTATCCGTGCCGTTGGCCGTCGCGCCAATGGCAATAGTCCCCTCAAAGCCAGATGCCGTTGAGAGGCCAACCGGATCGCCGGTATAAATGGCAGTCGCGTAGCTGGAATTGATGGTGAATTTCTGAAGGCCCATCGTCGGCGCAGAGCCGTCCTGATGGCCAAAAGAGCGAAAACCGAATGGGCTGAAGGTGTTAGCCATCTTTCCGTGGGCTCCTATCCCCTATCGTAGAAGCCACTATTGGCGTTCTACCGGAATTGGGCCTACGGCGTGTCGGCTTTAGTCTTTGGGGGGCACCCCCGTATCCCTTAGCGGGATACTTAGTTATCGGAATAACCCGACAAGAAATATGATTCGCTTATACTTGTATTTCTATAGGGTTGTCAATCGTCCTGCGGAATTGAGATTTTTTCCGTGGATCTCCGAATATGATTAAAGCGCTTTGCACTGGGATGATCAGCCCCCATGGCGTCAATCTCACCGCCATATAGCGCCTGCTCTTTAATCTGTACCTGCTCACGGGCACGGCGCACATCACGCTGCTTGGACTTTTTTACCATCTCAGAGGGCTTGGCCATAAGCACTAGGCCATCTTTATTAATCTCTCCGGTAGCCCCACGAGGCGAGAAAGTCCCCTCATACTGATGATCAAAGTCCTCGGGATGAACGGCAAGCCATCCCGCCCGCTCGAACTTGGCACGGTTCTGCGGATCAGGCTGGCCATATACCGAATCCCTTACCCACTGTAGGGTAATGCCCTCTGGAATATCCTCAGGTGCGATACGCAGAATATCGCTGCCTTCCCCGGCCACATCCTCCATGGCCCCCTCATCCCAGCGCCCCGCCTTCATTGTCCAGCGCGAACCAGAAGGCTTCTCAGGACGCGGCGCGTATTGAGCGCGCTGACGGGGCGGCGGAGGTGAAGCACTGACAGCTTCTGGCGCGGGTACATCCGCCGTCGCCTTCTGCTGCTTGGCGGCCAAAATCTTGGCACGCTGCTCAGGTGTCCAAGTTTGTCCCTTTTTAGGCATTACTGATTACTCCCAACGTAGCGGCCATTGGCCTTTTCCTGGTGAAGTTTGGCCTTTTGCCTTGCATACTCGATTTCACTAAGTCCCAAGGACTGAGCCAATGAACGCTCTTCCGGTGATAGCGTCACCTTGTTCGACTGCGGCTTGCCAGTAGCAACCGAGACATTATCGCGGGAGGGAGGTGCCTGAGTCACTACATTAGTCCTCTGTCGTGGTGCCGGTTCATCTTCAATCTCTACCTCAGTCTGAGACCGTGGTTGTTCGCGAAGCCCAAGATGCCGCTCCGCTGATTCAATATATGCCTGCGAGCCAAACGGATGCCCCTCATCCATTACATCCCAATGGATGGCCTGCATCTTAGCATTCTTACGCTGATCCGTCATGTACTCTGGATGGGCGCGCAGCCAACCCTTGATTAACTCAGGCATCGGCGCAATGGCCTGCTCTAGCGGATCCAGGGTAGATTGCGGCTGCGGCCGGGGACGCTCCTTGTCCTGCTGAATGCGCGCCTCATACGCGACCTTGCCATCCTCCAACTTAGCCATATTGGCTTCAGCGCGAGCCAGTTTGCGATAAGCCTCGGCACGGCCCTTGGAGTCGCCGTTAATATCAGCCTGCTCTAGTTCCCTCTGGGAAGATTCGGCGGCCTCACGAGATGCCTCAAGCGCATTAATAATGGCATCATATTGGGCCTGTATCGCCTCTTCCTGATGCTTATAACTCTCACCTTGAAGTTCATTCTGACGCTTGATTGCATCCTCTGCCCGGCGACTTGCCTCTGCCGCACGATCTTGCGCGGCCTTCTCTGCCTTTGTCAGAGCCTCTAGTTGCTGCTTGAGTGTCGCAACGTCTTCCTTCGGCTCTTCTTTTGGCTCTGGCTCTTCTTCCTTGGGGGGCTTTAATTTAACGTCCTGTGCGCGCCTAGCCTTGGGCTCTGACGGTGTCTCCTTGGCCTC